TTGTTAATGTCTGGGACGAAAAGTCGCCCGGGTGGGGATGGGAATATACGTTTAGCTAGATAAAGCTTCATTATTATATGACTTAAATATATCACCTAATTTTATTATAAATCATTTTATTTTATTTGTCAATAACATATTTACTTTTTTGCTGTTTTATGCTATAATATATGTGAAAGGAGTGGTAATGTGACCAAAGAAGAAATTTATGGTATTTTGGCTATGGAAGATGAGAACGAAAGAGAATCAGCTATTGATACTATGAGCGCCCGTGATGGTGAAGCATTAACAAGTATTGAAACTTTAACGGCTGATAACGAGAATTTGCGTGCTGATGTAGCCGAAAGAGATGAGCAGATTTCCAAACTGTCTAAAGACATTGATGTGTGGAAGAAACGTGTTGACAGATTGTCGGATGTGAACCGCGCTGGATATGTCGAAGATAAGATGGAAAAAGATTTTAAATCATTACAGGATTATTTTTATAAAGAGTGAAAGGAGTTTTTATGTCAAGATTATCAAAAATGCCAGATATTAACGAGGTTGGAAAAATGTCTGGCGCTGAGCTTTTAAACTTAGCAGTAAGAGAGGTTAACAATCCAGAGCTTAATAAAGCTATCGGTGACACAACTATTGATTCTTCAACATTTGGTCAGATTGGTCAGATTATCAATTCAAATGACGATTGGAGAAATCAGGTTTACTACACACTTATTAACAAAGTAGGATTATATGAAATGGGATACGCTGTAGCTACTGACAAATACGGTGCTCTTATGAGAGATTACCTGTCAATCGGTGGAGCTGTTGATGAAATTGAAATGGATAAGATTAAGCCTGTGAAATACAATCCAGAAATCCAGTGGCAGGACGCATTAAAACAGTATATTCCAAAATACTTAGAAATGTTCCATACTCCAAACAGAAAAGAGCGTTATTCTTTAACTATTAACCCAGAAATGGCTAAACGTGCGTTTAGTAGCGAACAAGCTTTTAGAAGATTTTTGGACATGCAGTTTGCAGTAGCGGCAGAATCAAACAAAATTGACCGTAACTATTGGTTCTGGAATTTGTTTAAATATGTCGCTGAAAACATTGCATATTATGTTGAAATTCCAGGCTTTGATACAAAAGAACATGCCGAGGATACAACGGTTCTCGTTCGTCAGTGGGGGTTAGATTTATTATTCCCGAGTGATAAATTTAATGTGGCAGGTTTCACAAGAGAGGTATCACCAGAAAATATTTTTATCATTATGAAGAACAGTGCAAAAGCATTCCAGAGTGTTAAGGTATTAGCAACATCTTACCATATGCAGGAAACTGAGTTTATTGCTAATCATACGTTAACTGTTCCAACATGGGTTGACCTTGGAGAAAACGTGGAAATCTTAATGGGGGATATCAACGCATTTAGATGTTACGTTAATTTATACGCAAGTGACTTCAACCATAACGGCGCTGTTATGGGTGACACTCATTTCTTGCATGTTCATGAAACGTATTCATCTTCTATTGTTTATCCAGTAATTGCTTTTAAATCATCACCCGTCACTGCTTCAGTCTTAGGAGATTTTAAACCAGCTTCTAATACTATTCTTAACAAAGGCGATACGGAAATGATTTCTATTCCCGTTACTGCTGGAGATAATAAGCAGGTGCATTATACGCTTACAGGTAATACAGCACCAGAAACCCAGATTCAGCCTTGGGGGTTATTATATGTAGGTCAGAACGAACAGGCAAGTGTTATTACTGTAACAGCAACAATCGAGGATGGAAACAGCGGTTCTCCTGTTACTAAATCTGTAACTTATCAGATTAGGGGTAATGCCCCAAAATTTGGATTCGTTCAGCCACAAGACCACTCCACTATTAAAAAAGGCGAAGTAGTGCAGTTAATGGCTTCTTTAGTAGAGGGACATGCACCTATCACTTACAGCATTACCACTACTGGGGTGCATTCTGGAACAACTATTACTCCAAGCGGTCTATTGACTATTGACGCCGCTGAAACGCGACCAAAAATCACAATTAAATTACAGGCAGGTAATACTTCTACAACTGTTGAATATACGATTGCTGACGCTTAAAATGTGGTTTGCTAATTTATATAGGAATGTGGATTGTCAACCATCTAACGATAATGTTAGGTGGTTTCAATCACGCTCCGCACAAAAAGCGTATTTTGAATCTAGGAAAATAAGTTCAGCGGTTGTAACGCCTATTAAGGACATGAATGTGATTGCGTTAGATGTGGATATAAATACTATGCGAGATGTAGCGTATTTGTCTTTTGGTGAAGATGGTGGAAAAGAAATTTATGCATTTGTTGATGATTGCCAGTACACAAATGAAAGAAGAACATTAGTATATTATACTATTGACGAGTGGCAGACATACATGTTTAATATCGAATGGAATCCCATGATGGTAGAACGTGAAAATGTAACAGATGATGAAATAGGAAATCATCTAGAGGATGAAAACTTATCTATAAAAGATATGTTGACTGTTAGTGAGGTTGGAAGTGGTTTCTTTAACCCAGCTGATTATCATATTATTATAGGGTACGCCGAAAAACCAGACGGAGGAAATGTAAATCAAAGAATAACGTGCAATATTTTTAACGGTGTCGAATATGAGGATTGTGGAAAAGGTAATGCAGGCGCACAACGCGCAAGGGAGATTTTAGAACAAATGCACGGTAAAGAAGACGCTATCGTCGGTTTATATATGTGCCCAGAGAAATTATTTAACGATTCTGCAATACCTAAACAGCTTAAATTTAATTTACCAGCGCGACCATCTTCATTCGGTGGTTATGTCCCTAAAAACAATAAGTTATTTACTTATCCGTATGTTGATTGTTTAGTTGCTAACGGAAACGGTCAAACGCTCGAATTAAAGTATGAATTTTTAGAAAATCTGGAAATGACTGTAGAGTTCTCTTTTGGTTTAAACATGGAAGCCGAAGCATTTCCTAACAATTACATGGGGGAAACTAATAACGATTTATATAAACTAACGATAAATAACTTTCCTATGTGTGCGTATATTGTCGATTCATATAAAGCATGGGTCGCTCAGAATCAAGGACAGTTTAGGTACAATATTGCTTCTTCTTTGGTTTCTGGTTTTGGCACTGGTGCGTTAGCAACTGGTTCATTGTTAGGCGGAGCGGCGGCGGCACTTGTTTCTGGCGCAAGTACAGTTAACGGAATATTGTCACAGAATGCAAGAATGACACGTGTACCAGATACTGCAAGGGGAACTACTTCTGGTGACGCAGGATTCGCTAACGGTAGGGCAGACTTTAGGGCACGTTCTAGAACGATAACCAAACAGGAAGCAATGATATTTGATGATTATTTAACCCGTTATGGGTACAGAGTTATGAGGTACAAAGTTCCAAACTTAACTACTCATTCGTTATTTAATTTTGTTAAGGCTATTGACCCAAACATAACGGGGAATATACCGTCAAAATATCTTAACAAAATCATTGATAGAGTAAGTGCAGGTGTAACCCTAATGCATACCGATTTGCAAAAAGTAAAAACAAACTATATGAAAAATGAGGTGATAAGCAATGAAAACACTTGACGAATTAATGACACGAAGTAATATATCAAAGTGTACTACATTTTATTTAAGTGACAAGCAAGCGAGTAAGATACAAATTGACTTGGACAATGATAGAATATGGGCGTATTATATTGATAAATTTATTGAAGATTTAATGTCATTGTTTGTTTGGAAAGGTTTACCAGACGGTATCACTTCTTTTATTTTAGAATATATGCTTATGGCAAACGGAAGTTTTGTATTATATGATGATGACGGGATATTAAAAGCGTCTCGTTATGTGATGGTAACCTGGGATGATTACTTTAAGCCAGTGACAGTACGAACAGTTAATATCGCAACCGATAAAGGCTTAACTGGTAAGTTATTGTATGATGATGAGTTTATTTATTGTTGGAATAGCAATACAGGACTTCCAGTGTTTAATGTAGCAACAACTATTGCTGAAAGGTTGGCTAAAATCGAAAGAACTATTGATTATATTCACAGGCAGATGAGAAGACCAACATTGTTTAGCGGTACTCAAGCATTGAAAAGTACAGTGGATAACATTATGAACGAAAACAACCCAAAAACATGGTATATAGTTGACAAAGACCTAAACGGAATAAACGGGGTACCAGTAATTAGCGGTGACGTTGGAAAGGGTTTAGATGTACTTATGAATATGCGCAAAATGTATTTGCAGGAATGGGATACAAGAGTAGGGTTACACACTATTATGAATGACAAGTCTGAACGCCTTACAGAGTTTGAGGGATTAAGTTTTTCAGAAGCTGGAAATATAAACATTAGCGGAATGTATCAGCAAAGGATTGCTTTTCGTGATTGGGCACGGGAAAGATTTCCCGAAAAATGCTCAGAATTAGATGTTTCATATAGCCCGTTTATTCGTGTGCGCGGTGAAGAAGTACCAGACGGTTATGAAGAAAAAGAGGTGCATGACTTTGTTGGTGAGTGATATCATAAGAAGCGGGTATAAAAACACTGATTACTTTAACACAAATTTTATGGAATTGATAAGGAATCAGCGTTCTAGGATTTTTGGTTTCGATTATCCGATAGACCCAAAATTTAAAGAAGACTTTGAGGTTAATTTTATCTTGCATTTCTTCAACTATCGTATTTCTGACACAGTAGAATCACACACATACTTATCGTGGCAGACAATGTTAGCAGATAGAATGTATCAGTTATTCCCGTTGTATAATCAATTTTTTGATAAGATTACTACGGAAGATATAAGCGGAACAGAAAAGTATGTTTCACGTGAAACGTTTGACGAAGATACCACTAATGAAAGTAGTTCAAATAGTTCGTACAATGATAAAACTGATGTAACAGGAGCAAGCGAACAGCAAACAGATAATATAAATAGAGATTTTCCGTTAAGCGCCGTCACTAATACTAATGCTTATATGACAGATACACAGGACAATAACGTTAGTATAAATTCTACAAATAACACTGTTTCAAGCGGAAATAATAATGCTACGGGCAATGATATTGGTAGTAGAAATTTTAATAGAAATAAAACTGATGAAAAAATGATGATTGATTTTGATTATTATAAACGTTTTAGAGATGAACTAAACGGAATTTATAGTGAAATTTATAAGTTTTGCTGTGATTTATTTATTTGTGCATGGTAAGGAGGAATAACAATGGAGATATACAAACCTAAAACAATGCCATACGATATGAAAATAGATGACGCTTTAAAATTTGCAAGAAAGGAGCTTTATTTAGTTAATCGTTCGTTACGTTCTCTTGACAAATGTTCTGATTCAGTTACTTATGGAATGGTGTTGTCTTATAAAGTTTGTATCGTAGAAAAATTAAGTGAACTTAAAAAATTAAAAATTGACGGAATAGAAAGGGTTAACGTGCTACAATGAAAGCAGGACAAAAGATGAATACTGATGATGGGAAATATCAAGTTTGTTTATTTCCGTGTGATATAATGGATATCACCCAGTTATCTGGTTCGGATTCATTTTCACATTGTTGCGGACATCCTATGGATATTATAGGCAACAGCGCCCGTTATCCATTATATGCTCCGTGTGATTGTCACTTAATATATCAAGATAGCGTCGGAAATACTAGAGGTTATCAATCAGATAATGAGGTTGCAACACCAAGCGGAATAGGTTATGTATGCTTTAGTTTTACGCATGATGAAAATCCGCCGTCGGCAACAAAATTTAAACAGGGTGATTTGATATCCCATACAGGTATAGCAGGGCAAGCATACGGGGACCATTGCCACCTAGACCAAGCGAAAGGTCAGAATAAGGGCCTTGTATCCTATGGTATTACTTGCGCAATGGGAAATCCATGTTATGCTTTGCAAGACAGTGCAGAACCAGTTGACATATGGTATATAAATGATACTACTGTAGTTAACACTATGGAGCTTATATTTAAAAAGTATGATGGAGGTGTTACACCGCCGACACCAACACCCACAAAAAGAAATAAAATGAAACTTATGTATTATATGAAAGGATGGAACATGAGATATGGCAGATTTTAGACCGACATTTCCGTTTGACCCAAATATCAGACCAGTAACAAACAACCTTAATTGCGCGGTTAATACAATAACTCGTTATGATATGGAGTTTATAAAAGCGTATAGCGACAAAGAATTATTACACGCCTTGTGTTATCAGATTGCAAACGTTATTGATATGCTTAACTTAACGCAAGAACAGTTTGAAAAGTTGGTAGCGTGGATAAATGATAATTTATGGGAGTATGCTGGTAACTTACTACAGCAGTGGCTTGAACAAGGGTTAATTAAAATAGGTGTTAACTATAACGCTGGAACGGAAACGTTAAGCTTTGTTTTCAAACGTTATAAGGAGGTAGAGTAATATGCCAGAGGTAGCTAATCTAGAATTTGAAGATGGAACATACTCTATTAAGGATAAAACAGCAAGACAGCAGGTTCAAAACATTATTAACAATAATCTACCAAATAAAGCAAGCGCTAGGATTTGGAACGTTGTTACTGATGGAGGCGCAGACCCAACAGCTGGCTCATCTTCACAAGCCGCTTTTGATAAAATAGCTAGTATTATTGACAAGTATGATTACGTTTACATACCTAAAGGTGGATATTTACTAAACAAGCTATTTATATGCAGTAGCAAAGTGATATGTGATGGACAGACGATTGATGAAAACCCAGATAGTAAGATATTAGCTGTTAAAGAAATACCAACAGCATATCCAAGTTTTAAATTATTAAAACAAGTTGAAAAGCCAAGTGACGGCAATAGTTTTCAAGGATGGTGTTATCTAAATGATGGGGATGATTATACGTCTAATGTCTTGGCTGTTAATAGAAATGCTAGTACAAGTAAGACAGTTTTAAACCGGTATAATAATTTGTTAGTATTGCAATCCACAGAAGAAAAACCATGGGGTCACGGAAATTCATTAACTTATATGCCATCTTTAACTGCAAATGGTAAAAAACAAGTATATATGGTGTGCCCAATCAATGCTAATAATTTAATTATGTATGACGCGTCTACAGGAAATAACAATACTGTTATTGTAAACGGTATTTCTTCTCAAATAAACATTGCTAATAAAATTGGAAATTCTAAACATATTATTGTACAGACAGAAGATGATAAAATACATGTTTGTCAATGTTCTGGTGACGGAATAAATGTTTCTTTTACTTCTGTATATTCTATTTCAATTTCAAGACCTGTAATCCAAGCGAGAAAATTGGGCGGTCTTAACGGTTTAGCATATTTTAAAGGTAATATATTTACTTTATGGAGTAATAATACTTCAAGTGGGTATGACTTTGTTCGGAATGCGATTCGAGTTGATAAGGTTTCGGGCGGTTTATTGTATCAATATTTGTGCAATCCTACTTACGAAGCTAAAGAATTTGAGGGTCTTAATGTTACTGGAGATACAATAAAAATGTTAGAATATGGTAATAATTCCGTTTTTACTGATTATAATTCATGGTCATTGTGGGAAATAAACCCATATGACAGCGGTTTAAGTGATAAAAGTATTGAATTAGAATTTAACGGAGTGATAGGAGAGCAACGTATAAGAGTAAATAGTACTAACGCTAATTGGGGGAGAGGAACAAGTGATTCACCATTTAGGTTTATTCAGTTTGCTATTAGTTATGCCACATCATTCCAGCCTGTTCATATTCAAGCGGCGTCACCATCGCAAGCGGTAGCGAGTGAAGAAATTCACATTAAAAATAGAGCGCACTATTTAAAAATTACTGATGTTAGATTTAACGGTAAAGTTACCGTGGAGAACTGTGCAAACGTGCAATTTGAAAATTGTGAGTTTAACTTTACAGGGGATTATCAAATTACAATCGATGGAAGTAACGTTGACTTTAGTGGTTGTACTGCTACTATGACTGGCGGACAATCTGGAAATGGTTGGATACGTGCTGTCGGAAATTCAAGCGTAGAGTTGCATAATTCCTGTAGAGTAACAGCAAGAAATGCCGCTTCGTTATCAAGAGGTGCAAAGTTTAGTTTTGGAAATGATACTACGGGAACTTTATATAATTGTATATATAATGAGGGAAGTGTATCATTGGGTAATGTATCAAAAATAACACACACTTATAAGTCATCCGTATCTAATGGTGGGATTGACGGAATAGTAGAAAGTTAAGAGGTAATTTATATGAATATTAACTATAAAGATATAGCTAACATTTTGTGGGCAGGACTAAGTACATTCTTTGTATATGTATTTGGCGGAATGGACGCGGCTTTCAAATGTCTTATTGTTATTATGGTTCTTGACTATATTACTGGGGTTATTGCAAACAGGGTAAATCTCGATAGTAAAATCGGATTTAAAGGGATTGCAAAAAAGGTAATGATACTTGCACTTGTGGCAGTAGGTGCACAGGTTGATAAAGCCATGGGAACAGATGGATATATTTGCAGAACACTTGTAACAATGTTTTATATCGCGAATGAAAGCCTTTCAATCGTTGAAAATTCTGCAAAGATGGGGTTACCTGTGCCGCAAAAACTTATTGATTGCTTAGAACAATTAAAAGGAAACGAAGAAAGCGAGGAACAAAAATGAAAGCAAATGATTTCTTAAAAAATACGTATGGAAAGTATTATGATGTTGACGGTTATTATGGCGCTCAGTGTTGGGATTACTTTGCATATCTATGTACTGTAATCGGTAGTAAAATAATTAACTGTACCTCAACAGGATACGTTATTGATATTTGGAATAACCGTAAAAATAACGGTGTTCTTGATAAGTTTAAAGAGGTACCCGTATCTAGTTTACAAAATGGTGATGTAGTTGTATTTAAAAACGGCGGAAGCCTTACACCTCTTTCCCATATTGGAGTATTCGCAGGATGGCTAAACAAAGGTAGTACATTTACTTTGCAAGCGCAAAATCAGTATGGCAGTGCAAGCGTTAACAAGGGTCTTATGTATGTTAGCGATATTGCAGGGTGCTTGCGTCCTAAAGTATGGGATAATAAATCCCCAGATTTACCTATTAAATCAAAAGGTAAAGCTTCCGCAAAGTATGATTACATTCGTGTGCGTAACAAACCTAGTCTTGATAATTCCGCATTAACGGGGGATTGGTACAATACAGGAATGAAATTAAACTATCAAAACGTTGTAAAAGCTGATGGGTGGTATTGGTTAGAGTATGTAAGTAGTAAAACAAATAAAAAACATTATGCCGCTTACGGGACTACAGATGGAAAAACGGTTTACTGGAAGATTGATTAGTCTTGTGGTATAACCCAAACTTAACACTGTCACATGGTTGTCTACTTAATTATGTTCTAGGCAACCGTGGCGGTGGCAAAACATACGGTAGTTTAGTAAAAGGCATAAAAAATAAAATATATAAAGATTATCAATGTATATATTTACGTAGGTATAAGAGTGAATTAGAGGATTTTTCCACGCAATTTGACGAGATTTCTAAAGAATTTCCTCACCACATTATAGGAGTAAAAGGAAGAACTGCTTACATTATGAAAAGTACAGGAGATGAAAATGAAGATTCTAAAAACCTATATAAAAAGAAAAATATATTTTGCAAAGCGGTTGCCCTGTCTAATGCTGTAACAAAAAAGTCAACAAATTATGATAAAGTAAATCTCATTATATTTGACGAATTTATTATTGAAAAATCGTCAAAATTGTTTTATCTCCCAAACGAAGTTGACGCGCTTATTGGATTTATGGAAACGGTTTTCCGAAGTCGGGAAAAATGTCAGTGTCTGTGCTTAGCTAACTCGGTTACCATGAATAACCCACATTGTGTTTACTGGGGATATACAAAAAGAATAGATAATAAAGACATTGTAAAGGACAAAGACGGTCTATTGCTTTTTCATCATTTTGCCGACCAAGAATATATAAACTTTAAATCACAAACAAAATTGGGAATGCTACAAAGAAAATCTAAAATAGGGGGGTATCTGATAGATAACGAATTTATAAACGATGATTCTCCATTTATCAAAAATAAAACTCCAGAAGCGATACACATTGCAAGCGTTGATATATACGGAAAGCACTTAGGGTTGTGGATGGACTATAAAGACAGTAAGTTATATATAAGTACCAAAGTAGGTAAAAATGACAGTATAACATATGCACTTACTACAGATGATATGCAACCAAACGTAGTAATGCTTCAATTTTTCAAAAACAATCATCATATGAGATTACTACGTACAATGTTTCAAAATGCATGCGTATATTATGATGATACAGAAGCATATTTTAGCGCAAAAGATTTAAACAAATTACTTTAAAAGTATTGACATTAAATAAATCTTCTGATATAATTAAGATGTAGTTAAGGAAAGGAGAGATAAAATGAAAAAGAGCATTATCACTGGCACAGCTTCAGTTAATGTACTTCTAAATGACGGAAATTCAATTTTAAAAGAAGTTGATTTCGTAGGAAAATTCAGCGAAAGAAAAATTGTTAAAAAAGCGATTGCTGACATTGAAGAAGTATGCAAAGCTAAAGTAGTAAGTGGAAGTGTTAAAGAAGAAATAAACACTTATGAAATGAGCGAAGAAACTTTTATTGCAAATGCCGCTATTGTATTGGATGACGAACAGTACGAATTAGAATTAGACTAGTAAAGGAGAAATTAGAAAATGAAAACATTAAAGGAATTAGCAAAGGAACAGAACGGAACAAAAGAATGTTTTATCGGTAGAAAGCTTGAAAAAATCGAAAATATTCTAGGCGATAAGGTTACTTTAAGAGATTATGAACACAGAACGAAAAAGGTTGGAAATGGTTATAACCATTATATCGCCTTTATTGTTGATGAAGATAAAGAACATTATTATCACGGCGGTTCAAAATTAAGCAAATTTATTGAAGAAGTTGAAAAAGAAGAACTGGTTAATGACTTATGCGTGGAGGGAGTTCCAATGATTATGACAAAAACCAAAACAAGAGATGGAAATACATTCACTGATATCACATTCTATCCGCCAGAAAGTGAATTGCCGTTCTAGAGTTAAAGGGTGTGAAAACACTCTTTTTATTTTATGAAAAAGAAAAAAGGGTATTACAGAAATAAACAAGGCGCTTGGCTTAACAGAAAGCTTATAAAAAGAGCTGAAAAACTGGCGGAACAAATAAATGAGCAAAGAGCCGAAAAACGTTCACAAATATTGAGCAAGCCTTTTATACGTGAGGAAGGTAGCCAAGCAGTTAAAGAAACAGTAGGTCAATATCATGGACAGAGGGCAACAAAATATCTAGGGGAAACAGCTTTTCCAGAGTTAAATAGTGTTAGATTTGACCCAGAAACATTACAATCTAACAGCATGTTAGAACGTAAAGTAAAAGCTTGGCAACGCATGAAAACTAAAAAATATACTGAAAAAATGAATGCGTTATATAAAAATAATTTGATTAAATCAATAGAAACAAAGTTTGGAAATGTTGGTGACGAAAAAGAAATAAAAGAAATAATAAAAAAGATAAAAAGAATGAGCGCAAAAGAATTATCTGAATTTGCGTATACAACAGAGGTATTAAACATAGATTTTGTTTATGGAAACCCAGAATCAGAAGATAATTTCAATCTATTTAAGGATACTGTAACAGATTTTTACAATAAAAAATACAGAAAAAAGAAGTAAGAAATGAAAACAAATATTAAAAATTCATACGCTTGTGATTTTGAAACATTAGTTTTAACGAAAGAACAAATAGAAGCAGGTATGAGAACGTATGTATGGGCATGGGGGTGTTGCAAAGTATACGATAATGAAAATTATGACATGGTAAGCGGTACCTCTATTGATTCATTTATGGAATATGTTAAAACACTTCATAAACCTGTGTTATTTTTTCACAACTTAAAGTTTGACGGTTCATTTATTGTGTGGTGGCTACTTAAAAACGGTTATAAATGGTCCAAAGAAAAAGAGCCTAAAACATTCGATACAATGATAAATAAGCAAGGTGTTTGGTATCAAATAAGCATTGTGTGGGATGTCAAAGGTAGAAATAAACATGAAACAATTATACAAGATAGTTTGAAAAAAATGCCATATAGCATTTCCGCTATTGCCAAAAATTTTGGATTTGATTCAGACATGCAAAAGTTGGAAATAGATTATAACGAATACCGCGAAGAAAACGGAGTATTAAGCAAAACAGACAAAGAATATTTACGACATGATGTTGTTATACTTGCTAGGGCATTAAAAATGTTATTTGAAGAAGGATTTAAGAAGATGACAACAGGAAGTGATACATTAGCAAATTTTAAAGAAAATATAGGAGGAGAAAAACAATTTACAAAATACTTTCCTGTTTTAGACCATGAAACCGATAAAATGCTACGGAAGTCATATGCTGGAGGTTTTGTATATGTTAATAAAAAATATGCCAAAATTTCAGAAAACGGACAAATTGGAATATGCTGTAATATAGATAAAAATAGTATGCACCCGTCTATGATGTGCACGAGGGAAATGCCATACGGACTTCCCAATTATTTTGAGGGGGTATATACTGGTGATAGTAAATGTTATATCCAACACTTCTTATGTAGATTTGATGTAAAAGATAGATATATACCAACAATACAGATAAAGAAAACTGTACGTTACTGTGATACGGAATACCTAGAGCACAGTAGAATAGATGATTATATAGACGAGCAAGTTGAATTGTGGTTACCATCACCAGACCTAGAAATATTCTTTAAACACTACAACGTATATGATATTGAGTACTTGGATGGTTTTTATTTTAAAACAGCAAAAGGACAATTTTTTAACGATTATATAAATTCTCTGATGAAAACAAAGGAAACAAGTGAGGGTGTGAAAAGGCTTATGGCTAAACTACGAATGAATGCATTATATGGGAAGTTTGGGACGAATCCAGAAGTAAAAGAAAAAGAACCTTATTTGCTTAATGATGTGCTAAAATTCCGCGTTCCAACTCATCCAGAATTTAAAGAAGACGGAGAAGTTATTGAAGTTGAGGATGTAACTATAAAAGACCCTATATATTTGCCGCTAGCAATATTTATTACTGCATGGTCTAGATATGACATAATCAGTACAATAGACAAAGTTAACGATTCATATATAAATTATAAATCTGACAAAGACCGTTTCATTTATGTCGACACTGACAGCGTACATATGATTGGGTGGCATATACCTAAAAGCATAAAAATTCATGATACGCACCTAGATTGTTGGAAAGTCGAAACATACAATATAGGAGCAAAATATTTACGTCAAAAAACTTATATTGATAAAGTTATATGCAAAACAAACAAAGAAAAAAAGAAATGGTTATCTAAAGTAAAAGAATATGAAAAAGAGCATAAAGAAAGCGGTATGCCGTGGAAAGATTTTGTAGAACAAAAACCACCGCACTTTGGATATGAAAGGGGGTGTATGTATCTTTTAGAAGTCAAGTGTGCAGGAATGCCAGACAAAATAAAAGATATATTAACTTATGACGCTTTCAAAGTTGGCTTTAAATCTGACCAAAAGTTAATCGGTCACCAAGTAAAGGGAGGGGTGGTTTTAATGAATGATAAATTTGAAATTAAGGCTAAAAAGTAGTTGACTTTTTAGTCTTCTTTTGTTATAATATAAGTGTAATAAAGGTAACCCCTTAAAGGAGAAAAGAAAATGAAAACAACACTTGTAGAACTGGCTTATAAACTAATGGAGAATAATAAAGCAGATAAACTTCAGATTATATACAATGGTGTCACAATCGCGTACATGTCACCGAAAGAAGTGTACTGGGGTCTTTCACGTTTGTTTATAATAAAACACGTTGAATACCTGTGGGACTGGGAATATAGAGTAATTGTTGAAATTGATGAAAGCGAGGAAATATAATGGAAACTGTAGGAAACATATTAATCGAACTACCAAATAAACCAGAAAAATACGTAGTTATTATGTACCGTGGTAATAAAATTATGTCTGGATTTATAGATATAGTTACATGGGCGACAACAAGATTTATTAGAGAATGTAAGGCTACTAAGGAAGAAGGAATAGAGCTTGGTAGAAAAACATATTATATCATAATTGAAGAAGGAGAAATATAATGGAAACGGTAGAAACTATACTAAATAAGCTAATCGAAAACGGAAGTTATGAAATGGTTGGAATAGAATATCATGACCACATTATATACTTTGGCAGTTTAGAAACCTTGAGAAGAACATTGGGTTATTATTTATTGGAATGTAAATCTGATTCAACTCCTATAATGAAAAATGACCCAACTTATTTGTGTGTTATAACTATTAAGGATGGTGAACTTGATAAATGAAAAAACAGCTTATTAAAATAAAACTTAACTCTTTATACGGTATTCATGCGTACAAAGGTGATGTAAAAAATAAAGTTTATTTGCCAACACCAGCATTATTTATAAACTATTTGCTAAAACATATACTTCTATACGCTGATACCGACAGCATTATAACTATTAAGGAGGGGTAAATGATGAAATTATTAAAATACGCATTATGGTTTATCGCTGAAACAACATTGATACTTATGTTTCTAGCTTTATGGTGGAGGTAATGAAAAATGAAAATTAACAGAAACTATTGTATTAGCGGAGAAATTGTAACAAGAAAAACATTTTTTGAATTTTTAAAAATTTGTGCAAAGAATGAATGGGTAAAAAGTGACGCTTGTTATTATATACAATTCGAGGATTATTATGACAAAATAAAGAAAACAATAAGAAATGGTGGTTATGGTTGCTTTAAAATTACATTCGCTAGCATACCAACAAAAGAAGAAACTTTATGCGAACAGGTATGTAAAGATTATCTGTGGGGTGAAAAATAATGGATATTATGTGTTTGACAATAGTGTGTTGTGTTGCTATTATGGCAATTACAACAATATATTGTGTAGAAATAAATGTAGAAAGGAAAAATAATAATGAAGATTAATGAAAAACATATAAAAATGCTAAGCGTTAGCAAAAAACTATTGAGTGAGCACGGAATAGATTTTTCATGGTATATAAACGAGTATAACGGAGTTAATGGATTTATGCTTAATGAAAAACTTCCTAACTTGATTGTTAGCGTGCGTTTGACAGATAAAGTGATAGAAATGTGCAGTATTAAAATGCTAACAAATGACTTACAATATGAATACGCATGTGAGTTATTAAAAGAATTTAAAATAAACTTGAAGGTAGATTAAAATGGAAAGCAGACACTTTATAAAAACAGAAATAAATAAGGGTTATCTAATAACCGTTAATGAAACAACGTTAAACAGATATACATGCAAAGTATATGGAGTAAAGTTAATAGCGAACACATTTGAAGAAATGTATAAAATTTTAGATATGTTAGACTTTATGGAAATTGAGATATGCGGAAATGAACAAATATAACAACTTTTATTGACAAAAATATAAATTCATGCTATAATTGTTATATAAAGGAGGAGCAATAAATGAAACTAATTGACATCTTAACATCACTTGAAGACAATGACTTTGTAGAAATAATGGAAGTTAATACAACTGATGAAATACATTGTTTCGTAAAAGATTCTCTAAATTACTTAGAAAAATTTAAAAAAGTAATAAACTATGATATGACTGTTACTAATTATCAATTCATAAAAGAATTAAATATTCACAGAGTTTGGGTTAATAAAAATTACTAAATATAGATTAAACCTCCACACCAGAAAGGTGATGGGGGTTTTTTCGTGGAAAATGTATTGTGTATAGATCAT